ATACTAGAATAAATAGCTGTTCACCTGTGTTTGAGTCTGGTATGGTATTTGCACCGTTAGACGAACACTGGGCACAGGAAGTAATTGAGGAGTGTGCAGCGTTTCCTAACGGACAATACGATGACTATGTTGATTCTATGACCCAAGCTGTGTTAAGATATCGACAAGGTGGATTTGTTTCAACATACTCTGATGACTGGGATGATCCTCCAATGAAATTAGAAAAAGAGTATAAATATTATTAGGAGATTCAATGAGTCCAAAACAAAAAAAGTTAGCTGCAAAAGCTCCACCACCAAACAAAATTAATGAAAAAGATTTCGCTGTTCTAAGAGCAGAAAAAGCAAAAGGTAGAGGCATGGGTCTACAAGATGAAAAAGTTAAACCTGGTAAAGTTATGAAAGCTAGAGTTGGTAAATCAATCAAAGTTAAAGATGATTCATCTTTTAGTAAAAAAATGGAACTTCAAGAAAAAGGTGTCATTAATAAAAAAACTGGTGCTGGAAGAGAAAGAATTACCAAAGCAGTGAAAGCAACTTCATTAGGTAGAAAACTATTATTACCTGTAGCTGCAGGAGTAGCTGTATCTCAATATTTAAAATCTAAAATGAAAAAGAAAAAAGACGAGCCTAAGAAAAAAATGGGTGGTGGCATGATGCAAAAGCCCATGGGTTATAAAGAAGGTAGATCAATTATAACAAGAGGGGGTGGTGTTGATTCTTCAATTATAGGAAGATTAAGAGATGCAGGTCCATTCAAACGTATACCTTTAGGAAAATCTAGATTGACTGATGAAGATAGAAAAAATTTAAGAAATGCAATGCAAAAAAGAAATTCAAGAAAAGCAGCTTTAGATACTGCTAAAAGAGTTACAAGAACTGTAGCTTCTGTAGCTTCACCAGTAACAGCTGCAGCATCTGCAGCGTACAAGCTTGCAAAAAAAATGAAAGACAAAGATAGACTGACTGATAGAGATATTGATAAAGCAAAATCATTAGTTGGTAGATCGGGATCAAAAAACAGACCTGTAATAAAAGATCACAGTTCTAGAAACCCAAATCCAAAAACACCTAAGATGATGGGTGGTGGCATGATCGCTCCAAGTCAAAGACCTGGATATTCAAAAGGTACTATGATCAAAGCTAGAGGTTGTAAACTAGGTAGAACAAGACCTACTAAAATCACATAGGAGGGACAATGTCCCTAAAGGCATTACTTAGAGCTGGTAAAGAATTACTTAAGGCGAAGAAGCCTTCAGCAACACCGACTACCGGACAACAACAAAAACAAATAACTTACACACCTAAGCCTTCACAATCACAGGCTAAAGAATTAGTTACACAAGAATTAAAAAACCCACCAGTAGTTTTAAAGAAAACAAAACCCTTACAGATGGGTGATGACTTAGCACCTGCTTTCGGTTCATCCACATATGACTGGGCTATGAGAATGGGTAGATCTAAGTACACTGCAGATGAATGGCTAGAGCATTTAACATCTACTAGAAAAGTAAACTTTAAAATATTTGGTAAGCCTGCACAGAAAACTGTTCGTGAACAAAAAAGATTTAAATACGATTCAGGCCCCTTTGCCGGTAAAGAAGTTAGTGTATCCAAAGAAGAATTATTTGATTCCAATTTAGCAATATTCAATGAAATGGGAGATCTTACAGGTGGCCTGTTATATGCAGCAAAGAAATTTGGTCTAAAGCTTGATGCTAATGAAGTAGGAGCAATGTTAAAATTAAATCCTATAAATAGATTAAAACCAATTGAACTTGGTGTTAACAAAGGTGCACAAGAAGCATTTGATGTAGCAGCAAAGAATGCAAGAAATACAGTAAGAGATTTACAAGTTAAATACAAAGACAACGATGCCCTAAAATATGAGTTAGATCAGTTGCAATATTATTTAAAAGCTGATGAAGGTGTTCCAAGTAAATCTGCGTTAAGAGATTTAAATGAATCGTTAAAAAATTTTACAAACTCTGGATTAGTACCTGTAGATGAAAAGAAAGCATTGAACAAAGTTATTGGTGAAATAAATAATAAAGTTGGACCAATGCAGGCTACCAAAACTAAATACGGAACAGAAACTAATTACACATTACAAGGTGGTAAAGATTACAGAGAAACTATCTTTACACTTCCAGAAGATATAACAACCAATGCATCACTTCGAAATAAAGGTGGACACTTTACAGATGTGATTGGAGATACAAATAATATTTATCATATAAGATATGATACAAGGTTCACACCTGACGGCAAAAAAGTATTTATGATTAATGAAATACAATCCGATGTAAACCAGAGTATTGCAAAGAGTTTGACTAAAGCTCAACAACTGTCCGGAGAGAAAAGATTGAATCCATTTAATGCTGATCTAGAATTAAATTTACTTGTTAGTCAAAGAGGTAAAATGCTTAAAGATTTGGATGATGCGGTTGCTAACAACGAGTTTGGTAGAGTGAATGCAATTAGTTCATCTATGAAAGATATAAATACAAAATTAAAAAGATTAACTACACAAAGAAATACTTACAGTGATGACAAAAAAGATTACTTCCCAATGGTTGAAGCAGATTCATATGGAGACCATGCAATAAAATATTTAATGCAGAAGGCTGCACGTGAGAATGTTGATTACGTTGCCGTTGCCCCGTTTGACAAAGTAAGTTTCAGACAAGGGTACAAAGCGGGTAATGAAAGATTTTACGGTTATGCAAATGGTAAAGGAATAGGTAAAAAAGGAAAAGCGGTTATTCCAGATGTAATGGCTAGAAATGCAAGGTTCTATGGATCAAAAGCAGGGCCTACAAAAATATCTTTATCAGATCCAACAAGACCTTATAAAACAATTGGTAATGATACTTTTAAATACCCAAAAGAACATCCGTTAAAAGGAAAAGAAATTAAAAGCCAATACCATAGTAGTACTGGTATGAATCCTGAAAAAGGAACTAAGAATATTCCAGATGGGGATCCACGCTTGTATTTTGATGCATATGCTATTAAAGTGAATTCGTTAATGAGAAATACGCAAAAAACTTATAAGTCTAAAGGTGGACTTGTAGTGGATATGTTTAAACCAATAAGGTACAATTAATCATGGCAGTAGAAAAAGTAACAGAAGAATTATCAGAAGAAGTAGTTGAGCAACCTGAGGGTCTTCCACCAGTAGAGGTAGAAGTTGAAGGTGAAGAAACCGTTGAAGAAGAAAGACCTCAAGACGATTTTAATGCAAACTTAGCTGAAAGCATGGATGAGAGAGATCTCAAAGACATGGCCATGGAGCTTATTGAAGAATACAAAAAAGATAAAACTTCTAGAAAAGAATGGGAAGACGCTTACATTAAAGGTTTAGATTTATTAGGAACTAAGTATCAGGAAGTAACTAAACCATTCAAAGGAGCTTCCGGTGTCACGCATCCTTTATTAGCTGAGTCTGTTACACAATTCCAAGCACAAGCATACAAAGAACTTGTACCATCTGATGGCCCTGTAAGAACACAGGTTGTTGGCTTACAGACACCGGCTACCGAACAACAAGCAGATAGAGTTAAGGACTATATGAATTACCTGCTGATGGAGGAGATGGAAGACTATACAACTGACATGGATCAGATGTTATTTTATCTACCCCTATCAGGATCTACTTTTAAGAAAATTTATTACGATGCGTTATTAGATAGACCTGTATCTAAATTTATTCCAGCAGAAGACTTAGTAGTTCCATACTATGCATCTGATTTAAAAGACTGTGAAAGAATTTCTCATGTAATTAAAATGACTCAGAATGAGGTTACTAAAAAAATGGCTGCAGGTTTCTATAGAGATATAGAATTAATTGACAGTAGTTCAGAGCCAGATTCAGTACAGAAAAAATTAAACGAACTTGAAGGTGTTAAAGGTAATGGTTCAGATTATTTAAATACAATTCTTGAAATGCATGTAGATTTAAATCTAGATGACTACGAAGATTTTGATGACAAGGCTAAAAAAATAAAAATTCCATACATCGTCACAATCGATGAAGGTAGTGGAGAGATTTTATCTATTTATAGAAATTACAAACCAGGTGATTTAAGTTATTCAAGAGTTGAATACTTTGTACATTACAAATTTTTACCAGGATTAGGTTTCTATGGTTTTGGTTTAACACACATGATCGGTGGTTTATCACAAGCTGCAACTCAATCGTTGAGACAATTAATTGATGCAGGTACTTTAAAAAATTTACCAGCAGGATTTAAGTCACGTGGTATTAGAGTTAGAGATGATGACCAACCAATTCAACCAGGAGAGTTCAGAGA